CGACGGATAACCAAATTTTAGAGCACGGAACTTTATGAAGATTGTAAAAAATCTATCCTATGAGTTAAATATCTACAAAAATAAAAAATATCAATCTCATTCAGTTTAGGAATTTTTACATAATTACCTCCCCAATCTAAATTATAGAATTTGAACATTCTAGTCGTTCCTTTACTAGGTTTAAATTCTTCTTCATAAGCCGAAGGGTAAGCAGTAGAAAAATAATATTTATAAAATTTCATAAAATATGGGTCTGAATGTCCTCCAAGCATTAAAGTAGCATACATTCTTGAAGCTGAAGAAGCTAAATTAGTTACATTATGTTCAGGATAAAGAACCCTTTTTAAACAAGTTTCTTCACTTAAATAAAAAACACCTTCGCGTTGTTGATAACCTAAAAATTTTTCGTTTTCAGTAGTATCCGGTGAAAGAACCTGACTTTTCTTTAAATTAACTTCCATTCCAAAAAATTTTTTTGCATCTCTCGAAAATAAAGCTAAATCAAATCTCTCTTTAAAATGTGCAGGTAATTGGATATGACTATCATCACCTAAAACTTTAATGTCATCAGTTTCTAAATCTTGCATTTGTAATAATGTCTTTATAACAATATAATTACAAATTGAACCAATAATTGAAGTAAAAGATGATCCACTAGATATACCATGTTTTTTAACTAATACGGTACCATCTGGCATCATTATTTTTGAATTTATAAATTGATTTTGAATGTATTTAAATATATTTTTCATTCTTTCTTTGTGACCTTTTTTTCCTTTTATTTTTTTTCCAGTTGAAAGATCTTGAAAATAATCAAGATCGAAATTTTCACACACTATATCAAAAGCATCTCTAATTAACCATTCAGCTATAGTTTTATCAAAATTTTTCCAATCAATAATTATTCTAACATATTGATAACTATAGTTTAATCTATTATATATTTTATATAGAGATGTTGGGCCTAAAAAAACTTTTTCGCATAAAGTTTGAAACCATAAAGTATAAGCACTTGAAAATTGCATCTCAATCCAAGCAATTTCAATAGCAATAATATATATAGCTCTAACTTTTCTTTCAGTAATAGGCGAAAGATGACCTCTAAATCCGACTTTACATGGGGGAAGATAAACATGTTGCTTTCTTGAGATTTTACTACACATAGTTTTTACAATATTATAAGTTTCATGTAAAACTGCTCCTTTTTTCTTTCCAGGAAATGAAAAACCAGCAGAAGTAGATACATCTAAACTTTTATAAGTATCGAGTAAACTATGTTGAATAAGTGGTGTTTTTGATGTAAAAGCGTTTTTTGCATGTTGTAAAGCTTTGTTGTAATTGTAAACGAATTTTTTCTCATCTTTAGGGAACTTTGGTGGTGTTATTTCATTCTGCTCAAGTATACTTCTAAATCCAATAGTAGCATCAACCATTTTTGACCATCCTTTCAAACTATAATATTTTTCAGGATCATAGTTTTTTAAAGCTTTTTTGATAAATGGGTCGTATAACATCGATGTTTCCATTACATTATATTTGTAAGCATACGAATCATTAATTTTAGATAAAGATTTTAATTTTAGATTATTTATTTTTTGTCTACAATCATATTGTTGTAAACTTAATTTTTCTTGTCCGTCTTTTAAAATAAATTTTCTATATTGTTTAATTAAAAAAGCAACTTGTACTTTTCCTTGACTAACTCTTTTTGATGTTTGAGTTTTTTTGTTTAATCTTTTGTAAAATGAAGCCATACATTTGTTCGTTTTCTTTGCGTTTTATTATCTATATTTAACAAAAAAACTCAAACATCAAAAAGAGTTAGTCAAGGAAAAGTACAAGTTGCTTTTTTAATTAAACAATATCG